GGTGACGGTCATGTTGTTTTTGCGCGTCTCTCTGCCCGGCCGCGTATCCAGCCCGCAGGCAATATCGGCGGGCGCGTCCGACCATGATTCGATGGTCTCTCCAAATGAGTTTTTCTCCACCGCCCGCGTCTGAAAATGGCATACATCCATCAGGCTCTCTGTCTGTGTTTCGCGCATGTCGGTAATATCGCTACTCGATAACATCTGTGCGCCTGATAATAGTCATGGCCGAAGCCGAAAATGAGTTTGCCCGAAACAGCCGTGCTTGCCTTTCGGCTTGCGCTACGCGCTGCGAGCGGCTAAAGCTTGCGCCGTCAGCCGAGAAATCAAACCCATCGGCATATTTGGCCGCTTTGATGTCCCACGCATCCGCCGCCGCGCCGTTGATGTCGTAGTATCTGCCATAAATCAGGACAGGGAGAGATTGCGAGGCCGAGAAGGTAAAATAGCCAAGCGAAAAGTCTGCGGTGGCTGGCGTCAGTGGGTTATATTGGATGTCGCGGAGCTGCGCGTCATCGTCGAAATAATTATGCACCGCGACAAACTCCGTGTAGGAAATTGTTCCGCCGGGAAGTATGTTCGGCAGCGGCGTCAGCGATTCGCTTTTGGAAATTACAGCCCGCTGGTCGAGAATGGCCTGTAGCTGGTCATCTGAAAAAATTTGGCTCGTTGTGTCATTCGCCAGAATACGCAATTTCGATATCAGAGCTGCCATTGACGGGCGGGCTGTCATTTCCGTCCCCGCTTCTTTTCTGGCTGTGCGCCGCCGCCCACCTCGACACTGGCGGCTTCGTAGCTGCCGCTGGCAATCAATTCAGCGGCGCGTTGCGCGGTCACCTCCCATGTCAATCCTGTGATTTTGTTTTTTACCCACATCATAATTAAGCCTTCCGTAAGCGGGGGGCGGACTTCCCGCCCCCCGCTTTATTTGCTTTTTACGACTTGTTGGCGGTCAGAACGGCAATTGCCGAGGGGTACACGAGTTTTGCGCCGTATAGGTGAAGTCCCTTCACGGCGTCGGCGAAACGTTTTTCGGGGCGGTACGCCTCGATGCTGCTGATTTGGTCAGCAAACGAGATAGCCCGTCTTTGCCCGGCAATGATTTTGTATTTCGCGGCGGCGGCATTGGGCACATTGTTGCTTTTATAGACCATCAAGCCGGCGGCCTCGCCAACTAGCCCATTACGGAGGGCTTGGTCGGCGGCGGAAGTACCTGCCTTGACGAATCGGTCGTCTTTAAGCAGAAGCCCATAATACCAGGGCGGAAGAACCACCCAGCGGTCATCACTCGGGACGTTGGCTTCGTCTAGCAAGGTAGAAAGGTCTACGAGTTTTTCGTAGGCAGTCGTGGCGGTTGGGACAATCGGGGCAATATCATTGCCGATAGTATTTCCAACGGCAACGCCGGTATACAACCCGGCAATATAGCTGTCGGCAGCATTGGCAATGCCGTAAGCGCTTTCCCTCATGGCAATGTCCATGACTTTCGGCGTTTGCTGGGCGCGGTCTACATCGTCAATCTGGAAATTGACGTAATCGGCCTGATTAATGAGCAGGGTAGTTTGCGCGTCGGTCAGCGTTTGCGGGTCGCCGATGTTTACATCTTTTGTGTAGCTTCCGACAGTTACTGCGCCGATGCTATTAATTTTGACGGTGTCGCCTTTTTCGCGGATGTCGCCCTCAAAATCGCGGTTGACGATGTTGCCGTATACGAGAGTTTTGTTCAGATTTACAAGAGCGCGTGCGCTCCAAACTGCTGGAATGAAATTTGAAAGAGCCATTTTTTATCCTTTTTGGGATGCCAACACGCGCTGCACAGTATCCCAATTCGCGTTAATCTGGTCGTGTGTCCACGACTTAATTTCGTTGACGGTTGGGGTGTGCGTCGCGGCTGGCGCGGTGGGTGAGATTGGCGGGGCTTGCGGATTTTGTGGGACAGATGCCGCCAATTCTACGGCGTCCGCCTCCAGTTCCTCTATTGTTTCGCCCTGCAACCGTTTCGCCAGCGTTTCCGGCAGATTGTGCCGGGCGGCGATGGCGGCGCGTTGAGCGGCAAACAACTGTAGGCGGTATTGCTCGGTCTCGGCCTTTGCTTTCTCCACTTCCGTCATCTCGGCGGTTTTGCGGTCGGCCTCAACTTTTTCCAGCACATCAAGACGCTTGCGCCGCTCGGCGGCCTCTTTGTTTGCGGCCTTTAGCGCGGCGCGCAGACTTGCTACATCTTCTGCGCTGATTTGTTCAGCAACCGTCTCGGCTGCTGGTTGTTCCGGCATCTCGCCGGTCGTCGAACTGTTTTCATCCATCGCGGATAACTCCCTGAAAAAATACCACGCCAGCCCTTGTATCTCATGAGGGTAGACGCGGCTTGGTAAAAGCGGGGTCTTTATTTCTTACGCTTTTATTGTATCACGAATTTCTACAACGACATTGTGATAATCCGGCAGTCCATACTCGCGCCGGATAGCAGCGACAATCGCCAACAACGCGCGGCATATAATTTCGGCTGTTATTTTGCTCATTTTGCCAACTCCGCAAGTGGAACTGGAACAAGCGTGTTGCCCCAAGTCGGGTCATCTTTCACTTTCACCATGCTCTCCAACGGCACGCCGGACTTAAAAAGGTCATAGCGTTCGCCGCCCAATATGTCGCGCTGCGCGCTTTCCGACTGATTCTCGAACCACTTGCGCCCGAGCGCGGCGTCTGGATTGTCACCCGCCAGAATAGGGGTCATAAAGCAGCGGCATTGCGGATGAGTCGCAAAATCCACGTCTGTTTTGTAAGTTTTCCCGTCGAGCGCGATGCACTCAAAACAAGTGCGCTCGCTTGGCGCAGCGTGCCGCTGATAGCTGACGACTACCCCGCTCTGCTGATATTGCGTCATCGTCGCCGTGCGGTATGCCCGCAATTGCTCCGTGCGGGCAATCACTAGCGCCTTGTCAAGCCCGGCCGTAAGACTATCCGCCATAACCTCGGCTATTTTGCGCGGATTGTACCCCAGCAATATCGACTCATTGAGCGCGTCTACCAGCCCGCCGACCATATCAGGGGCGATTGCTCGGCGGCGCAGCACGTCAAAAAGCGGGCTGCCGTCCGCCGTAATCCCGGCCATGTTGACCGCGCCGCGCACGCCGAAGCGTCCAAACGAATACCCCTCGCCGAGAACGGAGCGCAGCGCGGCCTGCGCGGAGGCTGTCCCCATATCGTAGTATTCCATCTGCTCGGCGCGAATTGACGCCGCCGCAAACTTTTCAAAATCTGCCGCCTCTACCGCTAACTGACGCTCGAGGTCTCGCCACGAACTCAATTGCATAATAACCTCGGGGAGTATAGCATCGCCGTCTGCGCGGCGTTTGGCGATAACGTCCGCGAGTCGATCGATGTACAGCGCAAGCGATTCGCGCCCTTTCGCCCAGCGGCGCGCGAGAAGCACCCATTGTTCTTTTTCGCGCGCATCAAGCGAGCGGTTGAAGGCGCGGATGACATCGTAGATGTTCTCAGGCATTCTCGCTCGCTGGGTTGGTAGCATCCATCTTCCGCATCGCGTCGAGCAACGCCTGCCCAACGCTTGCGCCCTGGCTAGATTTTTCCGCCGTCATTCGTAGTGTTTCATCCGCCCACTCGTAGCCAAGCTCTTTTGCGGCGGTCTCGCGGCTGATAATGCCGCTTTCAAGCTCCGTCTTAATCCGGCTGGCGTTTTCGAGGTCGTTTACCGGCATCGGGTCAGAGAAGCGCACGTCGATGTCTTGAGCATTAACTGAATAGCCCATAAGTAAAAGCGTTCGGTAAGCCAACTCTTTTATGATATAGCCATACAAAAGTTTTTTTGTGTTGTTTTTTTGGATTGCGTCGCTAAAAAAAACGCGAAGCCCGAAGTTTGTCAACGCGCCAACTTTATCTTTTACGGATTGGATGTCTACCGCGCGTTGTTGGCTGAAAAATTCATTTCGTAAAAACTGCAAATATGCCATGCTGCTTGATAAGTCGCTTTGCATCTCTAAGTTGAACACGCGCGCGGCGTCGTTCTCGATTGCCCAGAAACCGGCGACGGCGGTTTCCTTAACCTGCTCTGATTTGACGCCCGTTCCGATTGTTTTGGGGTGCGCGTGGTGTTTAAGGATAAGATTAACATTTGACGCCACAAAATTAACCGCGTCGTTGATTTCTAACCCGGTCAAATCGCTGCGTCCGTAATACGACTGATAATCAGGGAGGTTCTGCCCGTCAACGATGGGCGGAAATGGGTACGGCCATGCGGTTTCGGCGGTCAACTCCCACGCGCCATCGTATGAGCGGCGCGTCATATCGCGTACAACCCAAGCGCCATCAACCAGGGCAATATCCTGCCGATACTCAGTTTTTCCGCTATTCCATTGGATTTTATACGCAATCGGGCGTCGGCTATCGTCTGGAAGCCAAAATGCCTGCACAATAGATGGGTCGATCAGCACCCAGCGCACGCCGTTGGCGGACGGAACAATTTTGACGAACATGTGCCCGGAAATTGCGCCGGACGCTGCAAGAGTATGGAAAAAAATATCGTCGAGGCTGCGGTCAATCACCGCCTCTAATGCGGCATTCGCGGCGTCGTCATGAGCATCAATCTCTGGGCTTTCGCCCATTAGCATGGACACCGACTGGTCAATAATTTTTTGCGCGAGATTTATTGTTACGTTTTCCGGTAGCTCGTTTTTTGTTTTCGGGTCTACGAGCCATTTTTTCATTTCCCCGGCATAATAATCGTATGCGCGTTCAATTTGGATTTTGCGAGCGATATATTCGTCTTGCCCATCAGCGCGCAAGGCGTCCAAGTTATTCGCATCGTAAATAATTAAATTTGGCATGTTTTTTTCCTAGTAAAACGGGTTCGGCGCGACATCAAATGTTTGCTGGATGCCATCAGACAACTCCGTCATCGCCCAGACCATCGCGTCCAGGCGGTTCGGGCTTGCCTCGCCGGGCTGCCACAAACAGAGTTCGTCCTCGAGCTTTGGAAACGCCCCGACGTGGTGAATGTGGCCTTTGGCGGCGATTGTGCTGACTGGCTCGGCGCGGATATATTTTCCGCGCGATGCCCAAACCAGCTTGACGTTGACGGCTGGGTCAACTTGGCGAATGACGCTTGCCACCATGTCGCCGCCGTTGTTTTTCTCGGCGACCAGCACATCCGCGCCCGCGCGCCAGTAGGCCGTGACCGCCGCCGCCGCCCACATCTCGGGCATTCCGGCGGTGCTGTCGTCGGACACGACATAATATTCGCTGCCCGCCTTGCCGCATGTGACAATCCCGGCCTCGTCGCCTCCCGCGCTGGCGGTCGGGTCAACTCCAACGATGATGCGCTCCATGTCCGGGGCGCGGATAACGCGGGTGGCGTCTAGATTGTCTCGCTTCCAGAGTGCGCCGGGGTTGTCGGTCAGTATTTCGGCCATTAATTCCTGCCGCCCCAGACGCGTTCCCTCGTAGCGCGAAATGACGTAGTCAAAAAATCCATCCGCAAGATTAACTTTATTCTCGTAGGTCGTTCCGCGCGTAACGATGTTCCGGCCGTCGGCTATCATCTCGATAATAAGCTTTGTCGGGCGCGGGGTCGTCGTGACAACCGCCTGCGGATTATCGCCGAGTCGTAGACCAAGCATGGCCTGCGTCCACGCCTCGGGATACCTCCATGCCCCTAGTTCGTCCGCCCAGATTTTCATGGCCTGCTTGCCGCGCAATCGCTCGGGCTCGTCCGCTGTAAAAATCAAACTTACCGCTCCGTTCGGCCACTCAAGCCGCCGCTTGCTGGCGATATATGCGGGTCGCTCTGCGTCCGGGCAGATGCTCATAATGCCGCTCTCGCCCTCGACCATGATATCGCGGGCATCGTCAGCCGTCGCGCCGACGATGTTGACAATCGGATAGCTCCTGACCCACCGTCGCACAGTCTCCGCGCCCGTGCGGGTCTTCCCGAACCCGCGCCCGGCCAAAATGAGCCAGACGAAAAACGGGACGCTGGGAAGGATTTGCTTATCACGCGCCCAAAATTTCCAGTCATACGCAATGTGCCTCAGTTCCTCTGGCGTCAACGCCTTAAGAAATTTCTCCCGCACCTGTGGCGGCTGCAATGCTAGCCAGTTTGCGGAGTATCCCATTGTATATATCCTCGTCTTTCGCCAGCGGATTGCCGCCGCTGGTAACGTCCACCTGCTCCGTCAAAATTTTCGGGTCGAGAACCTGCAGCGCCAGCTTGTTGTGCGCCGGATTGCGCGATGTCCACAGTTGGCGCAGCATGGCGTCTAGGCGCGTCATCTCCGTTTCGCCGCTGCCTATCAATTCCGCCGCTATCTGCCGCATGTGTTTCCGCATCAAAATCGTGTCCCTCGGCACACCCTTGATGTTGCGGCGCGGGTCAAAACCGCGCTGCATCTGCCCGGATTTAGGCGGGTGTTTATAGCCTATTTTTTCTTCAGTTCGCTGCAAAATCGCAGTATCATCGGGGGAGGTGGTCATTTTGTGCTGTCCTTTTCGTTAGCACCATGCCATAATCGTTTGTGCCCTTAGGGATGATTACGCCATCTTTTTTTACAAGCCGCGTGTTTTTGAATGGCCTGTAATCCACCTGGTGCTGCCAGCGATTCCATTTGTGGACAATTTTTACTATGTCGGGATGTTGCCGTTGTAGGGATTGCGCCATGAGCAATCTCCCGTCCTCGTTCTGCAATTTGTAAAGGCTCTCCGTATTTCCGCCCGTCATCGTCATAGTCGTAACTTTTTCCGCCAAAAAAGCCATGAACAAAACCGTACACCATCCATCTTTTAAAACACGAATTGATAAATCGGTATCTTCGTTGTATTTTCCGCGCCATCTGTACGGGATATCGTTTTTTATCAAAATGCACGAATAAATTCTTGTGTTGACGGAAAACGGGTTAAGTTTTTTAGTTCTCGGGGCAAATTTTTCATATTGCATTCCGGCCAACGCTATATTTTCATATCGCTCTACGAAATCCTCGCACGCTTTAAAAGTTGCGCCGCTGTCAGTCCTGTATTTAATATTTTGGTCGAGATAGTAAAAATTCCGTATATTGTCATCGAGTATCCAATGGCGCTTGACCCCGATGCCTATCGCATGTTCCCAAACCCAATTTCTGGCAGGGATGCTACCCTGCCCTAAATTGCTAAATGGCAAGGATAAAATAAAAGACGGGTCAATGACCGAAGCATAATTGTCGTATTCCTGAGGCTCGACGACAATGTGAAATGGGATTTTCCTTGTCATCAATGCTTTTGCGGTTAGGCAGCTCGTCCATCTTCCCTTCGATATAACATAGATTGGATAATCAGGATTCATGCGCCACCATAGATAGCAAATCATCATTTTTTTTCGGGGGATACCATGTGCTACGAGTTTTTTCGGTAAGATTTTGCCCTATCAATTTGCAAAATTTTTCGTAATCGTCTAAACTCGCAAAATTTATTTTTATGCTTTTTATCGCCGACAAATCATCTTGCTCAAACTCCGGCATCCCCTGCCATTCCGTCGCGTAATCTATTTTCCTCTGCCCCATCCCGTCCACAATGTCCGCCAGAATTTTGTCCTCATTCCTCAACGTCTGCATGGATGGGTCGGACATGACCGCCGCGAGAATATCAATGTCAGGATTGTAGGATTGCTTCCCAATTTCGTTATCTTCCAATCCCAGCGCGATAGCCTCCGCGCTGCCTGGTACAAGGTCATCTCGCACGACATTAACGATTTGTCCGCCGGTGACATGGACGTTGACGACATCCGTAAAGCCGGCCTCTACCGCTTTCTGGAGAGTCAAATTCCCCGCCAACACGACGGGAACGTCAACGCCTTTACCCGCGCTGGCAATGCTGCGAAACGCTCCGCGCCTGCGTAAACTATTTTCTAGCAAGCCGCCGCCGCGTTGGGTGTGCTTGTTGATGTTATTTCTATCTGGCGTCGCTCCCTGGCTAATCGGCAATATCTCTATAAATGGTTCTTTGCTCATTTCCCTATCCCCTTTCCGGAAACGTGTATCTCGCCGTCCGCGTCCGCGAACAGATAAATCATGCTTCCACACTCCCGGCAGCGCGCGTACACGTCCTCAATTGGTCGCATTATCATTATGATTTGCACGGTCGCGCCGCAACGCGGGCATGGGATGGAGTGCGCGACGTAATTGGGATTTTTTTTCATATCGCCGCCAAAATCAGCCCAATGACAATTGACACGACAATAACAATCGCAGTAAGAACCACCCCGATAATAATTCCGTCGCGCTGGATGTCGTCGCTCATTTCTGCACCTGCACAATTAGATATATAATTCCGAGACCAATCCCCGCCAAAATCGGAGTGACAATCACCCATAATGCCCGGCTGATTGTATCCATTGCGCGGCCAATTGTTTACACGTCGGCAACGATGCCCGCCTGCCCATGCTTATCGCCATAAAGCGTCAATTCGTGGTTGCGAACCATTTCTTCAATCGGCTTTTGCTCCGCGTTATGGACGGCCATTTCCTGGCGCAATTTACGTACGACCCCCGTCAACTCGGAAATAGCCGCCATGAGTTCGGCTTGAATGGTAACCACCCCGATTATACCAATTCCAGCGCATCGATGAATGCTCCAATCCGCTTGATGAGCTCGCGGGCGTGAAAAATAACATCGCGCCGCTTTTCTGGGTCGGCAACGGCGCGGCGGAATGCGATGCCGACAACCCAGGCGGCGGCGTCGAAAAGACTTTTTTCAATATTCATGGTAATATTCTCCTTGTCGAAAATGATTTTCAATATTATTATAGCACAAACACACCGCCCCGGTCTATCCGGGGCGGTGTGCAAACAATAAAAAAACGGGAGGGGAAACGAAATGACAAGCAAATTATATCACAACTCTACATACCATTCGAGCGCGGCAACAATATCGTCAAAATCGTCATACACCTGCGCCAGGTATCCGGCTTTCTCGCAAAATGCCATAAACTCCCGCTGCCCATCACGCACCTCGCGCAAATGGCCGGGGCGTTTGAGTTCCAAGTAAAATCCGTGATACCCGCGCCCTGCCCAGGGGAGGAACAGGTCGCAGATGCCGGGCGTCAATCCCTCGGCTTTTTGGCGGCTGGCCTCCGGGGAGTACGATTTGCCATTTGGCAGTTTTTTGCGCGAAAACGCCGCGCCGTTAGGCGTCGAATGCAGCCAGCGTAAGGCAGGGTGGCGCCGGGCGTTTAGGTCGCGCCAAGCGATAATCTGTGATTGCAGGGTATGTTCGTCAATTGCCATAGAGTATAATTTGATCATTGATAACGGCAATTATATCAGATACGCATATCGGGGGGATGACTGCGCTATCTCTGCCGGAGTGGACATTGGAGGGGGTCGATGGAGCGCATGCAGAGCGGCATTCTTATTACTCCCCCAGCCACGCTAGACCGGCGGTGGAAAGCACTGTCACCCATCGACCCGTATCATCTGGCGGCTCGACGTAGCCGTTTTCTGCCGCCCATCCGCGGAACGCCTGAAACTCGTCGCGGCTGAATTTCTGCGCCCCGTCCGTGCTCTCTCGCACAAAGGCGCGGAACGTTAGCACGTTGGTTTTGCGCTCGGAGACATACGCGCGGATAGCGTCAATCTGTTCCTGCGTAGGCTCTCCGCTCTCGGCCTGCTGTTGCTGCTCTGGATTGATGACCCAATGGGCGGGCGCTTCGTCTGGCTCCTGCACGGGCTGCTGTTGATTGGCCGAGCAACCGCTGACCGCATACCAGCCAATCGCCCCAACCAGCAACGCGCCCGCCCCACCGAATATCGCGCCAATGGCCGAGGCGATATTACGTAGCAGGGCGGTATCCGCCTCAGCTTTTGCGTTGGCGATGGCGACCATCTGCATCGGGGCGTATGCCGTGGCGGTGCGAATGGCGGCCTGCTGGGTTTCGGCGGCGCGCGTCGCGTCGCCACTTTGCGCCGATTGACTGGTCGCGCCGCTGGCCTGCGCGGTATAAATCGCCGCGTTGGTGGCTTGACCCGCCGTGATGGTGCGCTCCAGTTGTCCGGCCTGTAGCGCATTGTCAATCTCGATTGCCCCAGCGGTGGCACGCCAGTCAGGGGTTGGCGTGCCGGCGCTGATAGTCGGGCGCGGGGACGCGGCGGAAGACCCTGCGCCAAAAAGCGACCAGCCGCCCGTAGCAATGGTCGGGGTAGCCAGCGACTGCGCGGCGGCGATTTTGCGCGGCATGGAGGAGATATACATCCATGCCGCGACAAAAAACAAAATGAAGAAAATTACAAACGCTTTATCAATTGTCTTTTTAATCATTGCGCCTCTTTATTTCGGTTCGCGCTACCGGCGGGGGGATTGCCCGCGGAAAATAACGATTGTTGCCCAGACTCCCCACCCGTCCGATGCG